TTTCGACGGAAGAATTACTCGAGATAGAAACGAGGTGAGCAATGCCCTTCTTTCCTGATATAAATGAAGCCAAAACAAAAGAAAATGCCAAGAAAATTTTAAAAGGATATCCTCGATGGCGTCGTGTGGCCAATGACACTGAAGGTCAGAGAGTAACGACAACCTACTCATTTATGCCTAGAAACCCGTCAAGTGGAAGAAATAGTCAAGTCGAGAAGTTAGCTATACGGAAAGTTGATGCAGAACTTGAGCTGGATGCAATTGAACAAGCAGTTAGTAACTTACACGATCCTCTATATCGTAGGATACTTTTTGAAAAGTATCTTCAGTGGAATTGTAAGAAGGATGAAACAATCGCAATGGACTTGTCTCTTTCAGAAAGTTCATATTACGACATCTTGGATAAGTCTCTGATGGCATTTGCAGAACTTTATCGCAACGGTGAACAGATTGAAATTTTGGAGTAAACTTGGAGTTTTTTTGGAGTAAAGCTGGAGTAAGTTCGGAGTAAATAGATGATTTTATGTGCTAAAATTATATTATGAAATAATTGTAAAGGCAGGCACACCCTGTCTTTTTCTTTGAGTTTGGAGGTGATATCGTGAAAAAAGTAGAACCTATTCGTGAACTTGATGACATTGAACGGATGAAAGACTTTTTAAAATCAAAGAGTGAGCGAAACTATGTCCTCATCATGTGCGGTCTGTATTCTGGAATGCGCATCAGCGATATCATACCTCTCCAAGTGAAACAAGTGACAGGTGATAGAATCGAGGTTACTGAAAAGAAAACTGGTAAGGTCAAGCGATTTGCTATCAACCCTGAATTAAGAAAAGCTTTAAGTCACTACATTAAAACAAATGACCTTAAAGGTTATGATTACCTATTTCCAAGTAAGAAAAAAGTTAGGACAGACGGAGTAAGAATCGCTCATATTGGAAGAGTTGCAGCTTATCAAATTTTAAAGCAAGCAGCTGAACATGTCGGCCTGAAGAACATTGGGACCCACTCTATGAGAAAGTCATTTGGCTATCATCACTACAGAAAAAATCAAAATGTAGCGATCCTTCAAAAGATATTCAATCACTCTACACCAGATATCACACTAGGATATATCGGATACAGTCAAGACGAACTTGACCAGAGTATACTATCATTTGACTATTAAATAACCTATCTATTTTACATAATGAGAAAATGTAAATTAGTTTTTAGAAAAATATAGTTAAAGCCATGGCACTCTTGGCTTTGAAGTTGTTTAATTTTATTTAACAGAATATAAGATATGTTAAATATACGAGGGTGCCAGAGATTAAAAACACCCCCTCCTAGATTAAAAAAATCTCCCCCCACATCATAAAAATTTACCCCCCTACCTCTTAAAAAGAAAGGCCCCTCCTTAGATGAATACCCCCCATGAAAGACCGGACCGGAGCGGTCCTCACAGAGTTGCTTTTGAAAAGAATAAAAATATTATTCTCAAAACAAGAAATACTTGTGGGATTTGTGGACTACCAGTTGACAAATCCTTGAGGTACCCACATCCATTAAGTCCGGTCATTGACCACATTATTCCAATCAATCGTAACGGTCATCCATCAGATATTCAAAATTTGCAGTTAGCCCACTGGCAATGCAACAGACAGAAGTCTGATAAGTTATATGCTGACGATAGGTCAGTCAATGCTACTGTTGTAGGTAATCGTAACCTGCCACAGTCAAGAGATTGGACAAAGTATAGAGCTTGAAGAAACCAAAAAAGAAAAATTATATTATTTTTTAAAAATATCAAAATAATAATGAGTGCTTAAATTTTGAAAAAATAACAGATATGTGTGAAGTAAGTCCTAGCTAAAGTATAGGGGGGTATCCCCCTCCCACTAGGCGCTCGCGAGCTTCACGCCGTCACTGTACATTTTTTCTCGCGCCAAATCATCACAAAGAAAGGAGAACGGTTTGGAATTAAGAGGAATTGACTATCTCAGGAGGAAGTTGAATCTCTATCAGAGCAGAGTTAATCTGAGATACAAGCATTATGCGATGCAACACTATGAAGCACCGACAGGAATCACAATTCCTGCACATATCAGGGTAAAGTATCAAGCTGTCCTTGGTTGGGCTGCAAAGGGAGTTGATAGTCTTGCAGATCGTTTGATTTTCAGGGCATTTGCTAATGATGATTTTAATGTTACAGAAATCTTTGATCGTAACAATCCTGATATTTTTTTTGATAGTGCCATTTTAGCTGCGTTGATTGGTTCGTGTAGTTTCGTCTACATTTCGAAGGGTGAAGATGATGAGGTTAGGTTGCAAGTCATTGAATCAAGTAATGCAACTGGTGTCATTGATCCTATTACTGGATTACTTGTGGAAGGTTATGCGGTGTTGGCTCGTGATGATTACAATCGTCCAATTATTGAAGCCTACTTCGAGCCTAATGCTACTCATTTTGTTCCGAAAAATGGAGATCCTTACTCGGTTACGAATGAAACGGGTATTCCTCTGCTAGTTCCGGTTATTCATCGTCCTGATGCGGTCCGTCCTTTTGGTCGGTCTCGTATTACCAGGGCAGGAATGTATTATCAGAAATACGCTAAGCGAACTTTAGAGCGTGCTGATATTACAGCAGAGTTCTATTCGTGGCCACAGAAATACATTCTTGGACTTGATCCTGATGCGGAACCTATGGAGAAATGGAAAGCTACTGTATCAAGCTTGTTGACGATTTCTTCAAGCGATAAAGGTGAGAAGCCGAGCGTTGGACAGTTTACTACAGCTAGCATGTCACCGTTTACTGAACAACTGAGAACAGCCGCTGCTGGATTTGCTGGTGAAATGGGCTTGACTTTGGATGATTTGGGCTTTGTGTCTGACAATCCATCATCTGTGGAAGCTATCAAGGCTAGTCACGAAAATCTTCGTCTCGCAGGTAGAAAGGCTCAGCGCTCACTAGGAGCTGGATTGTTAAATGTCGCTTATGTTGCAGCTTGCTTGCGTGATGAGTTTCATTATGCCAGAAGTCAATTTGTAAGAACTACAGTCAAGTGGGAACCATTATTTGAAGCGGATGCGAATACCATGACTATGATTGGTGATGGTGTTGTGAAGTTAAATCAGGCTTTACCTGGTTACATCAATGCGGAGACAATTCGTGATCTTACTGGTATCGCTGGAGACATGTCAGCTAAACCAGTTGGAAGCGAGGGTGGTTCAAATGGAGAATGATGTTTTACCTGGCATCTTGCAAGAGGTTCAGGAGAGGTTTGAACTAGATTTTGGTAAGAGTGAGATTGTCAGAAATGCTTTTGCTGCGTTGAAGGCAAAAAAAGCCACTTACAAAACAGCAAATGAGTTTGCGATTGAAATTGGTGAAATTCTCTCTAAGGCTCTAGGAGCGTCTCTGAGCGCCGACAAACTACCAGACGGCAAAATGTATTACAATATCGCTCAGCGTTTGCTGACGGACGTGCTAGGACGAAATCACGAGCTTGTGAGTGGTTATACTAGTGATGTTCAGAAGAATTTGAACCAGGAAGCGAAAATCGGTCTGAAAGTTCAAGTTCCTGAATTAAATCTGGATCGAATAGCTGGCATTGTCAATCGCTTTTCGTCTGAGGAAAATTTCGAGGATGTTAGTTGGTTGCTCGGTGAACCTATTGTGAATTTTACCCAGTCTATTATTGATGATAGTATCCAGAAAAATGCGGAGTTTCATCATCAGTCTGGATTGCAACCTGAGATTGTCCGAAAATCGTATTTTCATTGTTGTGAGTGGTGTCAGGAAGTTCAAGGGAATTATAAATATCCAAGAGTTCCGAAGGACGTTTATAGAAGACATCAGCATTGTCGTTGTATTGTAGACTATGATCCTAAAAACGGAAAAGTTCAGGATGTTTGGAAGAAAATTTGGCGAAAAAAAGATGAAAGTGATAAAATTGAGGTAAGGAAGGATATAAATAAAAATTCTCAAATGAGCGAAGTGAGAAAGCTAGCGCTACAGAACGGAATTTCTTCAAATCCTATCAAAAAAAGCCGTAACAAATTGACTGAGGAACAAATAATCGAAGCTGTTAGTGGTGGAGACAAGACAAGAGGATCTTGTTCATCAGCAGCATTTGCTTATATTGGGAACAAAGGTGGCTATACTGTCTTAGATTTTAGAGGAGGAAAGAGTTGTGATTTCTTTTCTCGAGATAGTAGAATTAAAATGATTGGGAGCCTTCCAGGAGTTGAAATGCATGTTGCTAAACATACAAATGATTTTACTGCAGTAAAAGAATTGTTGGAGAAAGTAGAAAGTGGAAATGAATACTACTTGGCAGCAGGGAGGCATGCAGCAATCATAAGGAAAAACGAAGGTCGTTTCGAGTACTTGGAACTTCAATCAAGAACGTTAAATGGGTTTAAACCACTCAATAACATTGTTCTGAAAGAAAGATTTAAAGCACAGAAGTCTCACAGTGTAGGTGGGAGAAAATACGATGCGAATAGCTATCTTATTGATGTGAATTCCTTGAAAGACAATCCTGAATTTCACAAGATATTGAGTTTTATCAATACAGCAGATTCTCAACAGATGAAGGGGGCCGAGGGTCATGAAAGATGAATATGAAGAAGTGAATTGGTCCGAATATTGCTACAAAGAAAATGATGGCGATAAAACTTGGTGGGTTGATACAGCATGGTTTGCTAGAGGCTTGATGCTAATCACATTCGACAAGCAAAAATTCTATAACCTTTTTGAAGATTATCCTCATAATATGAGCTCAGAAGAGATTGAAATCTTTGATAAAGAGAATCCATTTTGGGCTGATTTCTTTTCGGACCGAAAATAAGAAATTTGAAGCACTCGTAAGGGTGCTTTTATTATGCTTAGAAAGGAGTAACGATGGGAAACACAATTGATTTTTCAGAGAAAAAGTCTAGTCTTGAGCGCGGTGCTTCCGTGAAAGAAATTTTGGAAGAAAATCTTGAGGCTAGCCATGACTACACTTCGGTGCTGGTGGTTTCTTTAGATAAAGATGGTGAGATAAATCTTGGCTATAGCTGGGAGAGTAGTTTGCAGGCATTGGGAATGCTGGATGTTGCTAAAAATTATATTTTGAACGTGATCAATTAAATTATCCCAGCGATAGGGTTATCATGCGATGACGATTGAAAGGAAAGTAGAATGGCGAGGAAGAAACTTGGCAATCAGAATCCTACTCAATCGGTGATTTTAAAATACGTCAAGAAAAATTCAAAAGCTAAAGAAGCGATTGAACTTTACGAACG